AAGACCAGCTTGATTTTGTCCTTGTTGTATATCAGGTCTTCTAACTACTGTTACGAATGGCATCTCAATGTTTTTATACTCATCAGTAAATTGCCAAGTCTTTGTAAATTCTGTCCATCGTTGTATTGTTAAAAAGATAACAGGTATTTTTTTACCATCTACAGAAATAGAAATTCCATCTTTAGAACCTACGAATTCAACAAATGTTTGATCCATATCTTCTTCTAGAACACCTCTTGGCAAAAACGTTCCCTTATCAGCTATACCATCAAGAATTTGTTGTCTTCTTTCAGGGCCGATTTTACCATTAACAATGTTAATGTTTGTTTGATATCCTTTTTGCATTCCCATATTATTCGTTATTAATTTTACATTCCACGGAATTCAGTATTATCAACAGGAGCACATTCAATTGTTCTAAATGCACCTTTATAACCCATGATAGTGTGTTTATTATCAAAGTTTTTAGTACCGTCATTAACAACACTGAAGTATCTTATTTCAGTTTCAGTAACAGGATAACCAATATAATCACCATAACTAATAGATGTTTCTTCTTCAGTTAATTGTGCATCATAAATACCAAAGGTTAATTTACCATCTTGTAAATATCTTAGGTTACCATTTTTATTATAGGTTCCATTTTCTGGTTCGCTGATAATAGGTATGACTTTTAATTCTATTGGTGGGAAAAATCTAATTCCGTCTTTTGATCCTTCACCATAAACATCATCATATTCAGTCATCTGCCTATCAACTCGATAAAGAATAAGCGTAAAATTTCCATCACCTTCAATAGCTTCTCGGCCCATTGAAATCTCCAAGTTAAAATCTTCCTCAGAAAAGAACTTGTTAATACGTGTTATTGGGGTAATTTTCTTATTATCCATGACTTTTATTATAAATATTTATCTTTTGGTTAATAATCATAAACACTTGATTATTATTTAAAAAATCGCTATATTTAGATATAAAAACCAGGGAATCAAAGATTTTGATAAATTTAGATGACATTAAGGGACACTCAGCACTTTCATTATTAGAAAAATATGAAGGCATTAATCCGTTTCTAAGGAAACTGAAAAATGAGTACTTAAAAAATGATAAACTGGCTTTAACCGACACCCAATCAAAATATATAATAGATAATCATGAACATGAACCTCTATTTGTTAATAGGGTTATTGGTATTACAAAGTATCTAGGTGAAGAATTACAAAAACAAGAAAGCGTTTCTTTTATTCCAGAAAGAATTCTTGTTGAATTTGTACTGGCTGAAACTGATAAGTCTTTTCATGTATATGGTAAATTGAAAAAGAATCAAGTCGAATCCAAGATGTATTGGTTGCCAAAAACACAAGTAACCGATGATCCGTATTTCGAACCAATAAAAGTAGAAGTTGATTTTAGCAAGTACAATGAAATACTTGCTAAAACGGGTAAAAAACTTTATATCCATCAAGAAGAAGGTGTTAAATTTCTTCTTTCTAGAAATGGTGCGATATTAGCTGATGATATGGGTTTGGGCAAATCGATTCAATCAATCATTGCTGCGTTAGAATCTGGTGCTGAAAATATCTTGATAGTTACTCCATCATCTGCTAAGATTAATTGGGAACGTGAAATTAATGTTTTCTGTAAAGAAACAGCGATTATTGATGGTAAAAAATGGAAACAAGCAAAATTTACAATTATAAATTATGATATCCTCAAGAATTTCCATACATTAATAGAAACTAGAAAAGAATTAACCGAAGAAGAAATCAGTAAGATAAATAGACAATTAGCAATGGCTAAATTTGATATTGCTATTATTGATGAAGCTCATTATTTGAAAAATAATGATAGTATTCGTGGTAAGATAATGGTAGATTTATCAGTTAAGTATAATATACCAAGAGTTTGGTTATTAACTGGTACACCTGTTGCTAACAGACCAATGGATTTCTTTAATCTTTTGAAGATAATTAAATCTCCTATTGCACAAAATTGGAAACACTATGCTGTTAGATACTGTGATGGTAGAAAGTTCTTTAGAACGCTTAAAAATGGCCAAAAAAGACAGATTTGGTTAACTGATGGTGCTAGTAACTTAGAAGAATTAGCATCAAAAACAAAAAATGTTATTCTTAGAAGACTTAAAACAGATGTCTTGGATATGCCAGATAAAGTTGTTACACCTACTTATCATAGATTAGATAATAAAGGTTGGTTGGAATACGAACATTTATGGGAAGAATATTTACAAAAACGTTTACTTGAAGGTAAGAAAAATGGTAATCTACAAAAAGACCTAGTTGAATTGATATTATTAAGACAATTCATTGCAGCCCAAGCAATACCACATACAATTGAAATGGTTGAAAATGCTATTGAAATGGGTAGAAAAGTAATTATCTTTACAAGCTTTACTGAAGAATTGGAAATATTAGCAGCTCATTTTGGAAAGTTAGCCGTTAAACATAATGGTCCAATGACCACAACTCAAAAACAAAAATCAGTTGATGCTTTCCAAAATAATCCTAAGGTTAAAGTCTTCATTGGAAATATAAAATCAGCTGGTGTTGCTATTACACTTACAGAAGCAACTGTTGTAATATTTAATTCGTTTTCCTGGGTTACAGGTGATAACGAACAAGCTGAAGATCGTGCTTTCAGAATTGGCCAAAAGAATGATGTAAACGTATACTATCAGTTATTTGAAGACACCATCTCAACTAGAATGTGGGAAACACTTAGAAACAAAAAAGAAGTAATAGATATAATACTTGGTGAAAAAAAGACGGAAATAATTGATGAAATAGAATTGTTAATGGATAAGATATTAAATGATGAATTATAACTTTTTCTTTCTAAATTTATTTCTATTTAAATTACCTTCATATATGACACCATTTATTTCTCTTGTAGTTGCCCATAATGGTCTTAAATTACTTAATGCATTAACAACACTAGGATGTGTCCCTTCTTCAAATAAACTAACATCTTTTATATGATCGATGTGCCATTCACCATGATTTTCCCAAGTCATTCCTTGTGTAAAAAGAGATTCAATATGTATTCTAAATTCATCAGATGAATATCCTAATAAATCAATTGTTTTACCTATTTTATTAGTATTTAATCTCCACAATGACATTTTCAATGTGCTCCTCCAAAGACCAACATACTTTCTATTTTTACGATAAATTCTTCGCTTATCTCTAAATTCAATATTATAAGCACGTTTATATTTATTTTTACACTCTTTACATTGACTATAATAACCATAAGTCCCTAATTTGTTTTTTGGAAACTCATCTAATATTTTTTCTAGATTGCATTTATTACAAATTTTCTTCATCTTCGATAAATTTATCTTCCGATTTTGGCACAGCATCAAATCCAATTATTTCTAAATCACGAACAACACCTTTTTTATCTATACTACCAAGAGAACGTGGTCTAAAAACTAGATTATCTAAAATAGGAACTATAGAATCATTCAATATAGTAATATCACCTTCTAACCAATCACCATTTATTCTTAAATTAGAAATAGAATGTGTTGCATTATATTTATGTATTATAGCTGCACCTTCAGCATAACCAAATTGGCCATAAAGTATTTGTTTATTAAGTCGTTCAAGTTCTGTTTGTTCTAAACCATCTATATCAAATGTTGTTTTTAATAATTCACTTTTTCTATATAATCGGCCATGACCATTTATAATACCAAACCTAATCAATTGTTTTGTAATAGTTTTATTTTTTGGTAATTTTACTTTTTTTATTTTAACTTCTTTGACAATAAAACTGTTTATCTTATTTGACATTGTTGTATCTTCATTTTCACAAATGTCTTGAAAGTCTTTTTTAAGACTTGGTGTAACTCTTATTTTGATTTCTTCTTCTTTCATTTAATTATCTTTTCTGATTGTTATTTGTGGGTACATTGTTCCTACATTAATAAATATATAGTATTGTTGAAAAGAATCAATAATTCTTTACAAAAATAATAATTAATCTTATATTTACTAAAAATCATGGAAAACGTTAGAATATATACAATAGACAACTGTCCATATTGTGCTGAATTAAAATCAATTCTCACAAATGAAGGGGTTAGCTTTACTGAAGTAAATGTTAATTTACCAGAGAATGAAAAAGAATATAATCAGATTTATGAGAAGACAAAATCTGATGAAGTACCTATCATTAAGGTAGGTAACCAACTATTTGTTCCAAATGTTTCTTTTAAGTCCATTAGAGAAGCAGCTGATTTAACAAAGAAATTTTTAGGTTAATTGTGTTTTTTCTGATATTTATAAGAAAAGATAAATATGTCAGTAAGCACAGATGAAAAAGACAAGCTATTTCGCCAATTTAGACACTCAATAGGTGCGCCTATTCGTCAGATAGAATTAACTGATGATCAACTTTGTACTCTATTGGAGATTTCAATAGAAGACTATAGCATGTATGTTCAAGAATGGTTAATAGAACATCAATGGCAATCATTGTTGGGTCACAGCATTTCAACAACAGATATGGCATTCGCATTAAGTGTTAGAACACTTGATTATGTTCAACAATCAACCTATGCTTATTCTAAGCAAGTAGGGTTACAAGCAAATGGTCCTTGGGAACTTAAAAAAGACTATGTTGAATTAGAAGCTGGAAGACAAGTTTATCAAATACCAGCTGGTCGTGAGATCAATGAAGTTCTTTGGATAACACCACCAGCAACAAGCCAAGCTTTATTAGCCAATTATGGTGGTATTGACTACGGATTTGGTGGTGGATTTGCACAAACTGGTGGTGGAGCTGGAACTGGTGGACCAAATGGTCGTATGGGATATTATATTGCTCCAGCATTTGATATTCTTTTAACAGCTGCTGATATGAATCTTAAGAATAGAATTGTAAGAAGTGAATTGGTTTATAAGATAACAGCTGGTCCTAATGGAACCAAGTTATTACATTTATTATCAACTCCAGGTTCTAAGTTTTCATTTGGTCAAGGAATTGGTGGAGTTGGCAGCAGCATTAATATGACTGGTTGTCAAGTTTGGTATTTCTATTATGATACAACGCCAGAAAATGCAGATGCTTGTAAAACAGACAATCCAGATATAATCAAAATGCCAAATCAAGTTCCTTTATCTAAATTGGACTTCTCTGATTTTAATGAACCGACCAAAACACTTGTTCGTCAATTATTTATTGCAGAAGCAAAAAAAGCATTAGGTAGAACTCGTGGTAAATTTGGTGGTGTTGTTGGACCACCAGAAGCTGAAAGGATCATGGATTATGAAACACTTATCAGTGAAGGTAATGAAGAAAAGAAAGCAGTACTAGAAAGACTAGATGCACGTTTAATAAGACTTTCTACAACATCACAATTAGAACGTAGTGCTAAAGAAGCAACAGATTTAAATACAGCCTTGAAATTTCATCCACTTGGATTCTGGGTATACTAATTAAAAAAGGAGACGTATTATTGTCTCCTTTTTATTTTTAGAATGGCCATTCATCTTCTTTTTCTAATTTCTCTTCTATCTTTATGTTTGGTGTATATCCATCTGGTTTCTCACCATAAGTATCATCCACTTCATCATCTAATTGTAACTCCTCATCACTTCTAGACACATTACCATCTTCATCTTCTTCTAATTCCTCATCGTCATCATCATCACCTTCAGATGATTGTTTCTTTTTCTTTGTTTCTTCCTTGACAATAGTTGTTTGATCAGCTTTTTCTTTTAATTTTTCGGCAATCTTTTCTGTTGTCTCAGTCTTCTCAACTTCTTCGAATACATTAGTAATTGTATTACCAGTTAATATCTTACATTCAGCTAGATAATCTAACCATTGTTCGTATCTATTATCATCATTTGATTTATCCATTAATTGATAATACTTATCTCGTTCAATGGCCTCTTTTTCGTATTTGAAAATATCATCGATATGACATAAAGGTTCATTCCATTTTCTGGAAATAAGATTATGCAATCCATCTACTGAAATATCAGCTAGAATAAATACATCTATCGGTAATTCTCCTCGATTGACAACTGCATTCAATTCTCTTATTTCCAAATGTTTGAAAATATCCTCTAATGCTTCTTTTTCACGTTGAATACCTTCTGCCTTAGCTTTAGCCATACGCTCATGGTAATCGATTCTAATTGCTTCCCATGTATCAGCTTCCATATTATTTGGAATCTTGTTCACTCTATCCCAGAATTTTATTTCTTTATCTTCCATACGCATTAATTCTTCGTATGAATCTTGATCACCATCTTTGAATGGCATACCAGATACTAATTCACATTCACTTTTTGTAAAGATAACTCGTTCTTTAAGTTTCTCAGTTGTGGTTTTTGTTTCTTTATCTTTAACCTTGATGATATCCAAAAGAATCTTGCTACGAATATCTGGATGGAAACAAACCAATAATGGTTTAACTTTTTTATTAAACGCATCTAAATAACGAGCAACATTATACTCATCTGTATATAAGCTAGAATTTATTTCCTCTATTCTAGTTTTAATATCGATATGGTTTTGATCCGATTCATCTTCTAATTTAAGAAGAGCTTTCTTAAGCATTTCAAGTTCCTTAATCAATTCAAAATCCTTCTCAACAACTTCAGGTGCAATTAACTTACAATTAAGTTGAACACTTGATTCGAATTTAGGTGCATGACCATTAGCTGCAACATATGCATCTAATTCTTTCTTGGTCATTTTAGATTTGTTAATTGATTTTAAATCACCATGTGATTTAGCTGTTCCTGTATTTATATAATACAAAACATCACCAAGTGTAATATCCAATCCTTCTTTCAAAGCTAATTCCATGTGAGCTTGTTTAGGTAATGGATTACCAGCTTTATTTTTCATTGTAGCCTTTTTCTTATAATCAGAAATAGAAGCTTTAACTTTAGCCTTGGTTGCTATTTTAACCAATGGTATTTGATAATTATAAATCTTATCTACATAATCGTAATAATGATTAATGAATGAATGACCATCACCATCTAATAACATTCTAATTGATTTTCCTAAAAAATCTTCGATGTAAACTGACATCTTTTTTGACTTTACAGAATTACCAACGAGCTTAATTTTATGTTTACCTTTTTTGATGATATCATTAGCATAATTTTTACGAGCAAAGTTGATTGTTGATGAACAGATATCATCAATATCCAATCCCATACGACCCTCCATATAATTTTCATTGAATTCTGCTAATACAGCATCTAATCCTGTCAATTCTTTACCAGCATCATCAATTGTTTTCCAATGAGAACCTTTAGCTGTATATTTAATTTCATCTACATTGTCTGGAAATGAAAAATTGAATCCATCTGTATCACCAACAAGAGCTTTAAAGCCATGTTTTTCAGTAAAGTGACGAACCATAAGACGTAAGTATTGACGACCACGGCAAGTTGTTTCTTCAGCTGAATCGGTATCACCCCAATTAAAGATATATGGCGCACCATAAGAACCAAACCAAGAGTTAGCAAGAATTTTAAGAGGTAATTGTTTTTTATCATAAAGATTTGATAAACGATTATGTTCATCAATCTCAGCTTTCATTTTAGTTATTTCCTCTGCTGTCATATTAGACTGATTCTCGTCAAGTTTCTTTTGAAGCTTGTCAGCTAATTTACTTTCTTTTCCTGTAAGGAATTTAAATCTATCACGTGTATCAACCACATAGGTAAGCATTCCTTTCATAACACCACTGATATCCAAATCAGGGAAAATATCATGAGTTAATTGTGTTTTAGGATAAAGAGCTGCATAGTCTAGTTTAACAACATTTCTAGCATAACCCACTTCTAATAATCTAGAAAGACCACCAGTGAAATCACGTTTGCTTTGTGTTTCTGGAATGGCTAGTCCATTCTCATATGACCAAGCAGCCATGATCAATTTCCATTGACCAGCAGTACCCATAGTAGAACTACGCATGAAATTAGTTGGTAGTATCTTAGCAATAAGAAACGAAGCTTGATTAAACAAGTTATCAATTTGTTCTGTTTCCCATAAGTCATCACACAAATAACGTTGTACAA